AGACTTAGACTCCACTAGGGATAGCCACTCACGCATGAACCCTTCCATGTCAGGCTTGTCTGTGTAGGCTACAGAGTTATTAGCCAACGCACGTTGACCCTCGTTCTCCCACCAGCTACCAGACTTGGCATGTGCCATACGTCCATCACTCAGGTTAGACAGGCTAATCATAGCTGAACGGCGTACACCACCCACTACTACAACCTCACCAATCTTACACATGATGTCGTGACACTCAATGCTAGTCAGCTTACGTCCTGCTGCACCCTTGAACTTGGCTACAACAAACTTGAACAAGTCATCAAGTGGCTCAGGTCCACTGGCTCTACCACCAAAGGTCTTGAGCCTAGCACCTGCTGGTCTGATCTTAGACAAGTCCCACTTAGGAATGTCACCTGAGTATAGGTGTGACAGTAGCTTATGCAAAGCCCTAGCCCAACCTTCCTTGCTGTCCTTAACTGCAATGATATCATCACTCATGTCTAGTGCATCAGGTACATCAGGTAGCTTAACAATAGACTGACGCTCCACGCTGAAGCCTACCCCTGTACCACATAGTAGGATAAACATAGCCTCATCAAAGGCACGGATATGATCCACTGGTAGGTAGCTACAGTTGTAGATGCAGGTGTTGTCACGGTCTGCTGCTACCCCTGCTGTCATCAAGGCTCTCATGCTAGGCATCACCTCAAGGTTGATGATAGCTTCCTCAATTTCCTCTAGGTCTTTAGGGGGCAGACCAGTAGTAGCAATGTAGTTGATGTATCGTTGCACTGTTTCAGGCCAAGTCTCTCGCCTGTTTTCTTCTTCTAACCATCGTGCATACCTGCTAGTAGCAATGAATGTTTGGTAGTCTGTTGGTAAATAATTGCTACTCATCTGTTGTCACCCTCTCCGTGTAGTGTACCTTTTACTTGTCGTTTCTTTAGTTTCTCTACGTTCATCTCTGCAATAGTCTGTAGCGATAAGCCACAGTCGTGCGCTAGTGCAGCCAGCATCCAGAGTACATCACCCATCTCTGCTGCAATAGCTTGTTTCTGATCCTGCATTGGTATGCTATCACGCATCATCTTAGCAATCTTACCTGCCACCTCACCTGCTTCCTCAGCTAGACCAAGGGCAGGGTATGAGATTGCATATGTCTTAGGGTATACTGCTGTCTTTATTGCACCTATCTGGTACTCATAAAAGTTCATCATTGTGTAGTTACCTCAGCATCAGCACTTTCCTTTAAGGAAGAAGTAAGTAGGTTACTAAAAGTATTGTACGCTGCCTGTAGCTGATCCATATCCATATGTAAATTGGACATCTTAGCATTTAGGTTACGTAGCTGTGCTACATATACTTGTTGTTCTTGTTCTAGTTCTTCTACTGCATACTCTTTATCATCTACAGTAATCATATCTTTATTAGTCATTCTTCACCTACCTCACTACCATCATTCTTAATTGCGTACACATTATCTACGTAGTTAAACCCTGCACCCTGTAGGAAAGATTTGAAATGGTATAGGTGGTCATGTAGATCACCCTCAGTTACAAACATCTGTTGTGTTGATGTTGTTACCTTACCATCATCATCATAAGTTTCTACCTTGTACGTCACAATGTCTGGATGTATATCAACACTCATCACCAGTTTACTCCCTTAGTTTTTTCCATTAACTCTACCATCTTCTTTAGATACCAGATAGCTTTTTCTGCATCCTGAATAGGGTTGCCCTTCTTGAACAGGCGTGAACCTGTGTACTTAATGACATTACCATGGCAGTAGCTAATGGCATCCCAATCACCTAGTACATCCACGATGTAGTCAATAGTTTCAATGCCACTAGCTGCGTAGTGGGCAGGGCTGTTTACCATATCCTGCTGCTTCATGTATTCCTCATGTCTTAGGGTGTCCATAGCTTTACCTCACCTGTGTCTGTATCATACTCACCATTGCGTAGTATACGTGCTAGTCGTGCGTTCTCTAGTGCTACTTCTTCAGATAGACCTTTACTCTTAAACGCATCAACCACTTTATCCCATCCACAACCATTAGCCAAAAGTTTATTAGCAGTCTTGGGACCAACAGTTGGACAGCCGCTGTAGTTATCTGTACTATCCCCAACCAAAGTTTGATAGGCGAAATTGTAGTTAGCTTCTTCTTCAGTGATTGTAACAACCTCATTATTAAGCCAGTGCTTTGCTGGTATAGTAAGCAGGTCTTTATCTTCAGACCATATAATAGTATCTGTGTTCGCAGTACCAAGTATCCCAAGGACATCATCAGCTTCTAATCCCTTATATATAATTGTGTTGTACTTACCCATGATGTATTCCCTAGCGTAGGGTAGCAGCATAGGCTTACGAGTTTGTTTCCTGTTAGCCTTGTAGTAAGGCGCAACCTTCTTGCGATAGTTATCTCTGTCAGACAAGGCAACGATGCAATCTTGAACAGGTGCTTCATCTGTAAGCTTGGTGATCTGATCAGAGATGCGTACAGCTACGTCATCCTCAAAGCAGTGTAGCGTCCAGTGTCCATCACCCCAATTTACTGGTGTCTCAGCAGACATAGCAGCCTTGTACGCAATGATGTCACCATCAATAAGCAGTAGGGTCATCGTGTATATCCTTCTCTTTTTCTTGTTTACGTAGGATGCGTAGTCCTGTCTGTACCTGTATGTAGTCTAAGTATGCCTCAACAATCCACTTAACACTGAGGCATATACTTACACTCATAAACGAACAGGTTAGTATTAGCTTCCATATGAAATCAAAGTCCACTTAGCTTCTCCTCTACTTGCACCAGCACCTGCCTTGCTTGTGCTTTCCTTAGCTTGAACCATTCGTTCCTACGATCACTAGCCATGCCCTCTGCTATCTGATGTGCCATAGCCTCAGCCTTACGTCTATCATTAGTACTGATAGTAGCTACTACCTCGTAGTCACGAAAGGGACTGCTTGTCTGGTAGCCGTTGCACCTATCATCAGCATCAACAGCCATACCAATCTTGACCCACTTAGGCCACGCTGGATTGGTAATGATGTAGACCATGCCCTCAGTACTACGTTCATAGTTCTCAAGACCAGAGAAAGCTGCTTCATCAAAAGACTTGTATCTACCTGCCTTCCACAAAGGGTGAGACTGTGGTACATACTTACCATTGACAAACATACGCTTACTGTTCTTAGTCTGATAACTATCTAAGCGACTACGCCCACCATGACCGTTACCCATGTACCACCACTCACCATCTTCAAAGACTGTGTTGATGTTAGTGGGTGTCTGACCAGTTGCGTCCGTACTTGTACTCACTGTCGAGTCTGCATCTGAATCCGTAGTGCTGTTCGACATCTCGCATACACTGTTGAATAAGTCTTCCTGTCTCATCTTCTTGACCTTCCTTTACTACTAACTGAACTTCATCATGTACAAACGCTACGATGGTAGCATCTAGTCCTGCCTTCTTGATAGCATCAGCTATGAATACATACCAAGTCTTACATAGGATTGCACCACAACCTTGCAATAAACTATTAAGTGCAGCATGGCTGTGTCTGATAGGTGTGTGCCTACCATCTAGTCCCTTGATGTAACCACGCTCATCTGCTGCTTGGGATACTGCATCCTTCAGCTTCTTGAGTGCAGGTAGCTGGCTAAGAAACTTCTTCTTAATACGCTTACCTTCCTTCGCACCCTTGCCTATGATCTTACCAATCTTCTCATCACCTGCACCATACAAGAATCCATAGATGAATGTCTTGGCGTTGTTACGTGTGGGAAGACCAGCAGCTTCTTGGTTGGTGGTGTGTACGTCACCATCTAACACTACCTTAGCATAGTTACCATCATCATACCTAGCCATGTAGTGTGCTAGGCAGCGTAGTTCCAAACCCGATGCGTCAGCACCTAATAGACTGTAGCCTTTAGGTGCAATGAATAAGGAACGACATTCCTTACCATAGGCTGCACCAACACTAGGCACTTGCCCAAGGTTTGGGTTGGCGTGGGTACACCTAGATGTTACAGCACCCATATGGTTTACTCTACCATGTAGTCTGCCGTTGTCCTCTAGCTTTAGCCATGCCTGTTTGCCAGTAGCTAGCTGTCCGATACGTTTGTTTAGTAGTAAGTATTCCTGTAGTAGTTTAGCCTCTGGCATGTCAATGCTTTCTAGCACTGTCTCATCTACCTTTGGCTCACCACTATCAGTGAATACTGTAGGCTCCCACCCTCGCTTGATCAGTCGGTCAGCAATCTGCTGTCGTGATGCAGGGTTGAATGGGATGGTCTTAGTCTTAGTCTTTAACTCAACGATGGTAGGCTCAAACGTGTCTACCAATTGTTGTTCGATGTCAGCCTTGCGTCCAGCTAGGCTAGCGTACAGTTCTTGTGCAGCCTTAACATCAAAGTCAAAGCCTCGTTCTTCCTGCTGTACTAGCAGAGTATGGATTACTTGTTCAAGATGCAGCGCATCCTTGCTGAAATTTTTGCTGAGAATTTTCTCATACAGTTTCTGCGTAACCTTTGTGTCTTGGATACAGTAGTCCAGCATTTCGGTTGTGTATGCTGCAAAGCTTTCGCTATGATTATTGAAGTCACCTTTTAATTCTCCTAGCCTTACGCCCCAAGCCTTCAAGCTATGACTGCCAATGATGTTAGCAGGGAACTTACCCTTGCTGTACATAGTGAAGTCTAGTTCTTTTAGGTGAGGCCAGATTGTCCTAGAGTATACCAACGTATCTACTATCTTACCCTTGTAGGTGTAGTCATGTAGCTTCTTCATCACACGCAAGTCATAGTCAATGATGTTGTGACCAATCAAGGTCTGTGCATTGTCCATAAACTCCAATGCTTCTTGCGTCTGTGTTGGGTCAAAGGTGTGTACCTCATCAGTGTGTACATCCCTGAAGAC